ATGCAACTGATGTTACTGCTCAAGAGTTGAAAGTATTTACTGCTGAAATGAAACGATTGAATGGTGAGATTAAGAAAATTGATTCAGAGTTCTGGGATGAGATTAATCTGTTGAGTTGATTATCTTAATGGCATCATCAAGGCAAGTGATCACGTGATACTGACCTTTCCAACTATCTGAAAATTCTTGCTCTGCTAATGTCAGCTTTTGTTGAGATGCGTATTTATTACCATCTTTAATCTCAAAGAGAAAATTCTTTTTACCTGTACCAACAACTATATCCGGGAATCCTTTACCAACGGCTGATGTAATTGCAACAGAATAACCCATCAACCGTAATACCTTTACGATAATTCGCTGATTGGCATCAATTCTGGCTGCTCTCCTCATGCTTTAAATATACGAATTACAGATTGCATCGTTATTTGATAATGTTAAAACTTAACATTTGATTACTTATTATTATAAACAATGAAAATAATTTTGTGTGTTTGATGTTAATTGTTATCTTTGAATATGTCAAAAAACAAAAACATAAACAAAATGGAATTAGTCATCAACGAAAATTACACCAACAAATTAGACACCTACTTAATTTATACTTTTACAGGTAAAACTAAAAAATCAAGCAATTGCACAGGTAATCAATTAGGGTACGAATTTATAGAGAAGCCTAAAAACCTAAATAATAAATGGCTAAAGCCACGTAAGGTGTGGAAGTCTAAGGGTTTTATAAGCGATTATTTTGTAAAACACTAAAACCAACCAACTCCAATCAACTCACATCAGCAACGGTGTGAGTTTTGTGGGTTAAAAACTAAAACAAAATGAATCCAGAACTATCAGCAAAAGACTTGTTGTTGCAGTTTGATGGCAACATTGATCACGCAATAATATGTGCAGAGAAACTAATTATTTACATTCCATTTCTAAAAGAGTACGAGGGCAATATGCTCTCCTCGTCTTATTGGAGTCAAGTCAGAAACGAACTAAAAAAACTGAAAGGATGAATACAGTTAAATGGCTATCAGCATCAGCATTCTTATCATTGCTGATCTGCTTAACAATCAACTTAAAATCAATACCTGCTGCATTAGTTGTGGTGGGTATTGTTGGTGTTATCTTATTACCTTTATTTGATGTCAGAGATAAAAGAGGATAAGGAGTTGTGCCGGGCGTGTGCATATTTCTTAATGAGGCAAGACTTGAGGATTAGGGATTACAGTATTGAAATGTTATTCAGCAAAGGATATCAAAACAGTTGGACATTGAGCAGAGAGAATTGGCAGCAGTTCAAAGGTTATGACCTTGATGACATTGATTTAAAGAACTAAAAAAGGGTGTTCAGCTTGACAACTAAAAACACCCTTTTAAATATATCATCATCCAAATGACAGTCACAAATATAACAAAATAAAAACATAAAAAAATGAACGTATTTGAATTAAATTTTGCAGATGCAATAGAGATGCTTTGTAATAAAATTGAAGGTGAATCGATAAACAATAAATTTAATATTATTGAGGGTTGGGCAGAAGTAACAGTAAACGGCATAGAGTACCAAGTCCAATTAGTATTAGAGCCAAGACAATCACATTATACAGACGAAAAAATGATAAGTATAAGAACTATTGATGATGAAGAAGTTTTATTTAAGCAAGACGTAATAATTAAAAAAAACATAAAAAAATGAAAAGTTTACAAGAGTTAAAAGGAGAATTAGTATTAGTACATTTTCTAAGAGTACATGAAAGTGGAGATTTAATTGATGTTGCAATAAAAGGCAAAGTAATAACAACCAAAATCTGTGATTATTATTTTCACGAAAAGGATGAAACAATCAACATTACAGTAGAGGTTAAGCCATTAGAGGAGTTGCCAGATGAATTGTCTTGGGAAGATTTTATTGAAGTGCCAATTGATGACATAACCAAAGCACATGAAAGAAAATAATAAAATATATTTGTTGTTTTTAATCATCTTTATTTTGTGCGTTATAGGTGAACTATCAGCGCAATCAATTAAGTCCGTTAAAACGCATCTAAATGGCTCACAGATACAACACAAGGAGATTGTATTGCAACAGATTATTCTGGAAACAGGATGGTTGTCAAGTTACTCATGCAAACATCGGCACAATCTTTTTGGCTTTCGTTACAAAGGTGAGTACTTGATTTTTGATTCGTGGCAAGATTCGATTGCTTATTATCAGAGATGGCAGAAACGACATTACAAAGGCGGTGATTACTATCAGTTTTTAACTGACAGAGGATACGCAACAGACAAGAATTACATTAATAAACTAAAACAAATAAAAACAAAATGAAACATAGATTTAAAATTGCAGCAGCAGTATTTGTAGGTATAACAATTTCACCAATATGTATATTTCAATGGTTGATAACCGGCAAGAATTTAGGATTTAAATTGTTGTGGTATGCAGAAGATGAGATTCATAATTTGGATAAATTAAATAAAAGCAAAACAAAATGAAGTTAGATTTAAATATTATTTTGAGAGAGTGCTGCTCATTCTATGGGCAAGACATTGAAGATGTCAAGAGCAAGAGCAGATTGAGTGAGTTGATTGAGGTGAGGCAAATGTATTGCTATCTGGCAAAGGTCAGACATTTTCACAAATGTAAGCCAACAGGAGAGTTAATTAATCGTGATCATTCGTCTGTGGTTCATTCAGCAAAGGTTATTGAAAACCAATTCAGTATCAACAACAAAAAGGTGCGAGAGGATTACATTGCAATTGTTCGCAGAATGGAATTGGATGATATCAATCTCAAGATTATAATGGCAAGGCAGCGCATTGAGAAACGCAAAAGAGAAAACAAAAGGGATGCAGATTTGATTGCAGAATTATCTATTTATTAACAATTTATTTTTATATTTGAATAACTAAAACAAAACAACCGATGAGTATTACAGAACTAAAGTATCCGGCTTATTTTGAAGCAGTCTTTGAAGATACAATCACTTGCATTGTAAAATTGAAGTCCACAAAAAAGGGAGTTGAAATCAACCTATCCCGGAAAGAAGTATCAATCATTAACACATTTCACATCTCCTCTTATTTTATGAGTGATAGTGGTTATCAGTTAAAGCTGATTGATGAATCAGTCTATCAATCTACGTTAGACTATTTCACAGACGAATTAAATTTAATCTAAAACAAAACAACATGACAAAAGCAGAGCAATTAAATGCGTTGTATAAAAAATACAACCTAACAACAGACGATTATTTCAAGCACAAATTTTATACAATAATCACAAGGTCTGGAATCGACAAGATTCAAGCAGCAGCAGGTATTGAAATCAATTACAAACTGCAATTCAATTCAGCAGATACAAAGCACATTATCATTCAAGCATTCGCAAAAATGGATGATGTAACTATTGAAACATTTGGCGAGGCATCACCATCAAACACATCAAACAGTTATCCAGTTGCAATGGCAGAAAAGAGAGCCATGAGCAGAGCAGTATTGAAGCTGACAGGATTCTATTCTTTGCAAGTATTTGGTGAAGATGAAGCAGATGAATTTAAGAGAGGAGGTTCAAAATGATTTCATTTAAAATTAGATGTTCTGCCATTGGACAGATAATGACTAACTCCAGAAAGAAAGGTGAGTTGAGCAAGACAACACAATCATATCTTGATCTCTGGATTAAGGAGAAAATCTACGACAGACAAAAGCAGATACAATCCAAGTACTTGGATAAGGGCAATATGTGTGAGGATGAATCAATTAAATTCATATCGCAGTATTTAGGGATGAAAGGATTAGTCAAGAATGAAATGTTTTTCACAGATGACTATATGACAGGCACACCGGATTTAATTATCAAAGGTGAGGATTTGAAATATGCTGATAGTGATTTGATTATTGATGTTAAGAACAGTTTTGATTTTTCAACCTTTCCATTATTCTATGACAATGTGCCGAATAAGGATTACTATTATCAAGCGCAGGGATATATGAATCTGACAGGTGCAAAGCATTACAAGTTGATTTACACCTTGATGAATACTCCAGAATCAATTGTTGAGAAAGAATACAAGTTCTCTGATGCAGTTGATTATGATGAATTTGCAAAGCATTACAACTATGATAATGTGGATAACAAATACAGAATCAAAGTGTTTGCTATAAGGCGAGATGATGAGGTGATTGAGCAGATTGAGCAGCGAGTGATTGAGTGCAGACAATATATTGATAACTTAATAAATGAACACCGATGAATAAGAAACTAAAATTTTATGGCGGTCAAGGTTATGAATATTCTAATGAGGTTGGCAAATTTCAAGTAAAAGCAGGTGATGAAGTTTACAACTTTACAAGATTATCAAAAGCAAGAATACATTATGATAATTTAAACCAAGAGAAAGCAATATGGGATATGACAACAATTCCAGAATTACTTTCATGTTATACATACAAATAAATAAAACCAAATAAAAATGAGTAAGTTAAATACTAAAAAAAACTATCAAAAAGGGGTAAAAGGTTTTACCAAAATAGAGCCAACAAGACTAAGAGCAAAAAAGCTTTTATTCTGCCAGACTGACAAGGAAACAGAAAATCTAACAAGGGCATCACATCAATTAGGTATTAGCAGAGCAGATGTCATTAGATTAGCACTTCAAGACTATTTAGAAAGGATAGACATTGACTATCTAAAAGCAGATGAAATAGTTAAAACAAAAGAAGTATTTTAATAAATAAAACCAAATAAAATGAGTGAGTTAAAATGTACAGGTACTATCAAGCAGATAGGTGAGTTAATAACGTTTGATTCTGGATTTCAAAAAGTGGAGTTCATATTGACAACAAATGAGAAATATCCGCAGGATGTCAAGTTCGATATTGTCAAAGAGAAAGCAGAGCAGTTTCTTAAATACAATAAAGTAGGTGATGCAGTTGAGGTTGATTTCAACATTAGGGGTTCTGAATACAAAGATAAATACTACGTCAATCTAACTGCGTGGAAAGTATTCAAAGCAGACGTTGAGCAGTTCACCGGGTTGAAACAAGATGCACCTGTTGAGTTAGAAGATGCTACAAAAACGCACATCAGCGAATCAGATACATTACCTTTCTGATGAGGGATCTATTTGTAGATATTTCAAGAGTTGAGGTGTTGGTTGATATGGTGAAAGCTGCATCAACCGACATCAATCAACTCATTGAATTACAAACAGAGATTGGTGTTTATTCCTATTATATTGCAGAGCATTGTGGGTTGTTGCATGAGATGTATATTGCAAAAGAGTATGCCAGAAAACAGAAGTTAGGCGAATACTTGAGAGATACATCAGATGCAATCAGCAAAGCAAAAGAAATGTTTTATATTAATTGCCCGGAGTACAGAGATGAGAAACGTGCAGAGAGCAATTACAGACGTATCAAAATGCAATTAGAACAGTTGAATAATATCAATCAGAATCTCAACATTAAGATAAGCAACTTGAAACAAGAGAGGCAATCAATTAAATAATAAAACAAAACAAATGAAATACGATAATTTTTTAAAAAATAAGAAAAAGAAATTTATATCATCTGGATTCGATATAGATGAAGATAATTTAAACAGTAGTCTTTTTGACTTTCAAAAGCATATAATCAAAATAGCACTAAAAAAAGGCAGATTTGCAATATTTGCAGATTGTGGATTAGGCAAAACTTTAATGCAGCTATCATGGTGTGAGCAAGTATATAATAAAACAAAAAAGAAAGTATTAGTACTTGCTCCATTAGCAGTTGTTAATCAGACTAAATTAGAATCTGTAAAGTTTAATATTAATCAAGATGCCTTTGATATAACCAATTATGATCAATTGAAAAATATAGATTGCAGTATTTATTCCGGTGTAGTGCTTGATGAAAGTAGCATTCTTAAAGGCAGAGATGGCAAATTAAGCAAATTAATTATTAATACTTTTGAATCGTATCCTTATAAATTAGCTTGTACGGCAACTCCATCTCCAAATGACCACATGGAATTAGGGCAGCATAGCGAGTTTTTAGGAGCAATGAGTTACTTAGAAATGTTAGCAATGTATTTTGTGCATGATGGTGGTGAAACATCAAAATGGAGATTAAGAAAACATGCTCAAGATGATTTTTGGAAATATGTGTGTACATGGTCAATATCATTAGATAATCCCAAAACATTAGGATTTGATTCTAAAGGTTATAACCTGCCAGAAATTGAATACATTGAGCATATCATCCCTGTTGAAAACAACACAATGTCCTTGTTTGGTGACATTGCAGTTAGCGCAACTGATTTGCACAAAGATTTAAAAAGGAGTTTTAAAGCAAGGATTAATAAAACAGTTGAATTAGTAAATAACTCAAATGAGCAATGGATAATATGGACTTTAAAAAATGATGAAGGGAATGAATTAAAAAAAGTATTAGATGATTCCATAAATGTTCAAGGTTCAGACAGTCCAGAGTACAAGTCTAAACATTTAAATGGATTTGCAAAAAATGAATATAGAAACTTAATAACCAAAACATCAATAGCATCATTTGGAATGAATTATCAGCAATGTTGCAATATGGTATTTACATCTTATGATTTTAAATTTGAAGCATTTTATCAAGCAGTAAGGAGATGTTATAGATTCGGACAATTAAATAAGGTGAAGGTTCATTTATTAGTTCCAGAGAGTCAAATTAATGTTAGAAAAACAATAATACAGAAAGAACAAAAACATAAAACAATGATAAAAGAAATGAGTAATTATTCAGCAAATACAGACTATAAATTAAATAAGTCAAATGTAATTGTAAAAAATAAAGAAATCAAAACAGAAAACTATCATTGTATTAATGGTGATTGTGTTCAAGAATCTAAAAGATTAAAAGATAATTGCGCTGATTTAGTTTTGTTTTCTCCTCCTTTTGCAGAGTTATACGTGTACTCTGATAAAGCAGAGGATATGGGCAATGTGTCTAATTACAAAGAATTTGAAAAGCATTTTAAATATCTTATTCCAGAACTAAAAAGAACTTTGAAAAAAGGGAGAATATGTGCAGTTCATTGCATGGATCTACCAATACAAAAAGGCAAAGAGGGATTCATTGGATTGAGGGACTTCTCTGGAATGTTGATTGATTGGTTTACAAATGAGGGATTTATTTATCATGCGAAAACTACAATATGGAAGAATCCTGTAACTGAAATGCAGAGAACTAAAGCATTAGGATTATTGCATAAAACAATAAAAAAAGATAGCTGCATGAGTAGAGTTGGTATTCCGGATTATATTTTATTTTTTAGAAACGAAGGAGATAATGAAGTTCCAATAACTCATCAATCAGAAGATGAAAGCAAAGCAGATTATTTACCTGTTGATTTATGGCAAAAATACGCATCTCCTGTATGGATGGATGTGGATTATAAACGCACATTGCAATACAGGAGTGGCAGAGATGGAAATGATGAAAAGCATATTTGTCCTTTGCAATTAGATACGATTGAAAGGATAATACATTTATATTCTAATGAAGGAGAAACAGTATTATCGCCATTTGGAGGTGTTGGTTCAGAGGGGTTTCAAGCATTAAAAATGAACAGAAAAAGCATATCAATTGAATTAAAAGAATCTTATTTCAAGATTAATGCAAAGAATCATAAAGATTGCGTTAATGAAAAGCAATCTGTATTACAACTATTCTGATGCAGACTAAAATAAAAAGTTTAATAGAAAGTATTATTAATACAATAGTAGGTATTACAATGTCGTTTTTTATTCAAATTATAATTTATCCAATTTTGGATATTGAAGTTAATTTAAATCAAAATGTAATTATTACTATTGTATTTACGATGGCAAGTATTTTGAGAAGTTATGCAATCAGAAGGTTGTTCAATAGGCAATCAATTAAATCAACGACATGAATAGTGAAATAGCAAAAGAGTTGAATGAGTTTGCTCAAGTAATTGCAAAGCGTTATTCAATGAAAGACAGAGATGGTAATTATAACAATGAATCATTTAAGGTTCATGAAGTTGTGCCAACATCTGATCATACTGCAATAATTAACTTTAGAAAGTCATCTGGAAAATTGGGTATTGCTTTCTGTTATTATATAGCCAGAGGCAAGTCTAAAGGATGGAGATATTTCTTTCCAACGGATTCACACATCAATGGATTTAGTGCTTTTTTATTCTATAAATTAGAAGTTGAAAGGGAAAATTATTCAAAGAATTTTGAGTAAATTTATAATGTGGTTTGCGAGGCATCGCAGTAATAGGGTTGTATTGTGTTCCTTTCCACATTCTTTTTTTTAATACACAATATTTAAATACACAATAATGGCAGAAAATAAAAAGTCCTTTGTGCTTTACTGTGATCTAATTCATACGGTTGAGAAACTCCCGGATGAGGTTGCAGGTAAACTATTCAAATTAATTCTTGA